GGGTCGACGTCGAGGAGGCTGGAGATCACGTACATGGCGCGATTACAACTCACCGTCGCGTTCGCCTGGAGGGTCAGGCCGGTCGCGCTCTGGACGCTGTCGACGATCCCCTCGAAGAAGGCCGGGCTCTCCCCCTCGATCCCCGTCGGGAGGGTCGTGTCCCCCGACCGGGCCACGCGGAGGACCGTCCCGCTCATCGCCGCCTCCCACTGCGTGCCGTTCCCGGTGACGAAGGCGGACCCGTTCGTGACGGTCACGTCCCCCTTCGACACCTTCCGGTACTGCGGCGCGGTCACGTCCGACTTGTAGGTGAACAGGATCGAGTACCCGGACGAGTCGGGGGCCGGGTAGAGCCGGCACGCCTGCCGCTGCGGGACGACGAGGTCCTTCGTGACGGTGAAGGCGTAGGGCACGCTCGCGTTCTGGTAGTAGTCCCGGCCGTACGTCCACTGCGCGATCGGGACGTACATGAGCGGGGTGAGCCGCGGCTGCACCACCGCGTTGAACGACTCGGTGTAGTCGTTCGGCAGGGGGTACATGTCGCGGTAGAGGGGGAACGGGGTGTCGACCGTGATGTCGGACCCCGGGTTGTTCACGTCGGAAAGCTGGATCACCGATCCGGAGAAATACTTCGAGACCTGGAACGCCATCTGGTTGACCTGGACGTACCCGTAGGCGGCCCAGGTCGGCCACGTGCCGCCGGTGAGGGTCAACTGCCGCTCGCACGTCGCCCCGCCGGTCTGGAGGTATTGGACCGTCCCCGTGATGTACGGGGCCGAGGTCGGGATCGAGAAGTTGCGCTTGTAGAAGCTCCAGTCGTGGACCTTCACCAGCGACAGGTACGCCTGCATCGCGGCCCGGTTGGCGGACTGGATGTTCTGCGTGTTCGGGTTGGCGCCGGAGTAGGCGACGACGGCGTCGACGAGGTCGACGTACGCCATGAGGGGGTTAGGCATGGGCTCGCCTCTTGAGCTTCGGCTTCCTGATGATCCGCTTCCCGTTCCGCGGGGCGTGGTCGTTGATGACGTCCTCGACCACCTTGCCCACCTTCTGGCCCGGGTCGACGGTCATCCGCTCCTGGACGAGTTGCCGGACGATCTTCTCCGACAGGCCCGGCCCCTGGCCGGGCTCCGGCTCGTTCGTCGCGGTGACGTTCACCGCGCCTTTGCCGCCCCAGCCCCGGTGTTCGAGGACTTTGCGGACGTCCGTGTCCGAGCCCACCCACGCCTTCGGGTCTCCGGGGAACCGGGCGAGTTGCGGGTCGTACCGTTTGCCGCGGATGTTGACGCCGTGCTTTTTGGCCTGGGCGACGTGGAACTCCCGCATCGCCTCGGACTTGAACTGCTCCTCGAAGTCCGTCCGGTCGCCCGAGTAGTTGGTCGTGTCGGAGATGCAGACGGGGGCGAGGAACAGCCGCCTGGCCATCTTCTGGCAATGCGGACACGGCGCGGGTAGACCCGCGACCCGCATCGGGGCCATCTGTTCGAAATGGACCCCACACTTCTCGCAGATGTAAGCGTAAAGCGGCACTTTCGGACCCTCGGAAGGTCAACTGGATTTTCATCCAGTTGAAGGCTAAGCGGCCTTTCTGGCAGGCGGCGGACCCGCGTGCGGCGGTGGCGGACCGCCGGGACCGGCGGCACCCGGCGGACCGCCGGCACCGGGAGGACCTCCGGCGCCTGGTGGGCCTCCCGCCGCACCGGGCGGCATCATGGGCGGTGGCATCATCGACGGGAACTGCGCCACGCTCGTCGGGATGTCCATCGCCTTCTTCCAGATGTCGAGAATCTGATTGACCGGGTCGATCATGCCCGTCATCTGCCAGAACTGGATCGCGATCGGCATCACGTTCTGGAGCAGGGCGTTCGCGTTCTCCGCGTCCCTCGACCGGTTCGGCTTGCGGATCGAGCCGGCCTCGATCCGGTACTCGTTGCCCTGGAGGAGGTCGGCCTTGTCCCCCTCGACGATGAGCAGTTGCCAGCACGCCGCGCCGGCCTTGCCCAGGATCGGGAGCACGTCCTCGGCCTGGAGGTGAATCTGGGCCGCGAACGCCTCCTTCTCGGCCACCTGCTTCTGCCAATCCTCGATCCGGTTCGCCATGTCGTCCGGCCGGATGTTGGCGTTCTCCTTCTTGATCTCCGCCTCGGCCGCGGACCGGTACTGCTTGTTCGACATCCCGTACATAAGTTCGGTGAGTCCGGTCGCGTGGTCGAAGCTGTCCGACATGTACGCGAGAACCTTGAACAGGTCCGGGTTCATCGGCCCCTGCTGGAGGAACTGGACCACCTCTTTGACGCTCTTGTACTCCTCGGTGAATTCGAGGGCGGTCAGGTCCGGCCCGTTGGTAATGAGGTTCTTGAACTCGTCGGCCAGCTTCTTCGGGTACGCGAGGAAGTCCCGGCACGTGGTGCGAATCTTGCCGAGTGCCCACGAGGCCAGCCAGTTTATCGCCTTCAGTTGGCCCATCGCGAAGCTGACGTGCGAGGCCGGCCAGGGGTCGCCCGGAATCCAGTGGAAGCCCAGCATCGAGAACGGCCAGCCGTTGTTGAGCAGGAAGAACGGCGTCTCCCACTCGAACGCCTGCTGGAGTTGCATCAGCCCCTGCTGGCTCGACGGCTGATTGACGAGGTCCGGCGGGGCGTTGAGTGGGAAACTGTTCCCGGCGCAGACCACGATGTAGGCGTAGTCGCCGGCGACCTGTTCCGCGATCGCCTGGGTGAACATGTCCGAGGCCCCCTTGAGCCGGGAGCCCAGGCCGCACTTCGACCAGATTTCGTAATAGCAAACCATGTCCGACGTGCGGCCCTGGGTCCGGAGGAGGGTGCCGTCGAACCCCATCCCGCGAATCTCGCCCTGGCGGTTGTTCGACTCGATGTTCGGTTTCAGAGTCCCCGGCGGCAGCTTGAACTTGCGCTCCGCCTCCCAGACCGGCTGAATCCACCGGCGGGCGCACCACTTCGCCGTGTTCAGGTCGGAGGCGTCGGGGTCGATCAACAGGTCGTCGCACGACCCGTAGGAGTTCATGATGATCGGCGACTGAGAGCCCGGCGGCGTGAACTTGTGCGTCCACAACAACCCGGCACCCTTGATGATGCAGTCGTCGGTCGCCATCCGCGAGTGAGACTTCAGGTCGTACTTGTCCGGCGTGCCGTTCAGGTACTGCATCATCAGGTCGGAGACGGCGGTGTCCTCGCCCTTCTCCTGCTGGGTCATCTCCAGGAGGCGCATCAGGATCGGGGCGTACTGCGGGTAGCCGCCCCCGATCGCGCCGAGGATGTCCGTCGTGCCCACGACCTGCGCCCGCGGCGAGACGTCGCGGTGCGGGTTCTTGTAGTACAGGTAGGGGCCGAAGAGTTGGACGAGGTCCGAGACCTTGTTCAGCGTGACGCGGATCGCCGGCGGCATGATCCCGGCCGCCTGACCGCCGCCGGGGGTGCGGCCCGTGACGCCCGACCACGGGCCGCCGAACTCCCCGGTGTACATCCGGTCGTACGGACCCTGGTAGAAGAACATGCCGTCGCGGGCGTCCTTCCCGAACCGCTTGTTCTTTTGGTCCCAAGCCATCTCGATCTTCGACAGCCAGATCGAGACGAGGCCCGAGAAGGGCGACGACGAGTCCATTAGTCACTCCGGGTCAGGCCGCCTTCGACGTCACCTTCTTCTTGAAAGCGTCGAACTCGGCGCGCAGGTCGTTGAATTCCTTGAGCAACTTGTCCACCCACTTCGTGAGCAAGGCGAACCGCGCGTGGCGATACCGGTAGACGCTCGGGTACTTCCCCTTCGCCTCCGGGTCGTCGTGCGGGATCGCGCCGTCGATCGGCATCGCGGCCATGATCCTCGGCGGGAACACCGCTATCGAGATGCGGCCGTTGAAGTCGACCTTCGTGCAGATTCCCGCGTACGGCTGGGCCGGCGGGTTCGGCTCGTCGTCCCCGACCCAGCACTCGACGACGTCGCCGATCCGGACGTCCCCCTCCCGGGGCGCGTCGATCTTCAGTTGGGTCCAGTCTTTCGGGACTGCTGGCGTGTCCATTAGGGGCCTCAAGCAGAGCGACCAAGGGACAGGTACTCCACCCCGCCGCCCTGGTCTGAAATTAGAGAATCGAGCCACTTCCGGAACCCCTGCCGTGAGGCGTCCGGCATCTTCACACGAAGATATTCAGGAGTGTACATCACGCAATAGCGAAAGCACTGGCAGAGGTGGGTGGCGCCACGGTCGTTCGGCTCGTCGGAAACGATGTTCGTGACGACTTTCTTCGGGTAACGCCGCATTTCGTAGTAGAAGTTCGGGCAGGCGGAGACCGTCATGTCCGCGTTCGTTTTCAGCCGGAACCGGGGCGGGGCGTCGTAGCTCGACCCGCCCTCGACCAGCCGCTTCGCCAGCCACTCGTGGCCGCGGGCGATCCCGGACTTCCGGTCGTCGTTCGCCGCCGTGAACCCGTGCCCGGTCTTCTTCGAGTACACCCCCGCCTTCCGGAAGGCGTCTTCGTAGGAGTCGTAGATCGACACCCCGGACCCGGCGTCGGTCGGCCGGGCGCCGTGCATGTCGATGACGAACGCCTCCCACTGCTGGTGTTCGGACTT